ATGGGAAAAATTGTAATAAGATGCAATCATAAGCAACTTGAAGCCATTAATAAAGACTTTGAGGATGCGAATGTCAATGCGGAGGTTTGCTATGGAATTTTCCACAAAGGCACTACTAATGTCGAAATTTCGTATGATGATGCAGAGGACGGCATCGTCGAGGGTATTATCAAGTATAGAATGAAGAACAATGAAAAAGAAGATTAAAATGAAATCTATCGAGGAAGCTATCACAGAAAAGTTTCCCGATGTTATCATACATGAAGTTAGAAAAAACGCTAAGTTTGGTATTCGCATACTTGGCACCATTCCCGCACAAAACGAATACGACAAAGATCATATCGTTGAATGGACCGGGGACGGAAGAGCCTCTGAGTGCTACACCGATAGCAGAGACTACAGAGAAATTGGTTGGAACGAAGAGGAGCAAAGACCGGAATACATCAAGGCCAAGCTTCTCCTCCACAACGATAGATTTAATGTACCGGTAGATGCCTCCAAGTAAATGTCTAAGTTGCCCAATAGGGGTGAACTGTATCAACGGAAGATACTGCCCCCTATTTCGTAAATATATAGAGCACAGATCAGAATCACTTGGATGTACCCCAAAAAGAATTAGCGATTATGAAAGCAATAATAACGTTAGAAACAGGCTATAAGGTTATCTGTGATATCCTTACCCCCCCACACCGTAAAGAGCGTGAGACACAGGCTGAGTACGAAAGACGTTTTGTTTCGGAACTCAACCTGTCCCAACCAAATGCTGTCAACAAAGTCATAAAGTGTCATATTCTAAGGCATTAAGGCTATTGACAGTAAGTATTTTGTTTTGAGCTTGCTTTGCAATAACTTTGCAAGCGAATTTTAATAAGGGAAAAGAAATATGATCAAAGCAGAACAAATTTATCAAGCGACAAATGACGGCCTGGACATCATCTTTGCACTGTATCCAGATGCTAAAAATTGCTTCGCTAAATACTGTACCGATGGCAATGTCAAAAAACACTTTGCCATAAGAAATGAAAAGACTCCTTCCTGCAGCATCAAAAAATACGATACCTGCTGGAAGGTGACAGACTTTGGAGGCGAAGGTGTAGCAGAATCGCCTATCGACCTCTACATGAAAGAGAAAAACATCAGTCGCTTTCCTGATGCTATCCTTCGATTGGCTGCAGAGTTCAACGTCAGCGACGAGTTGAAGAAGGATGTCAACAAGCCAACTTTCGCTGAGCGAGATGCCACCATAGACGAGAAAGATGGCACTCGCATATTTGAGCTCAACGAGAAGTTTACTCCAACAGAGCTGAGTGTGCTTGGGCCAAACGTCAAACAAGAGCACGTAGATGCACTCAATTGGCACTCTGCTAAATGGATTGGCTACGTAAAAGACCGCAAGGTTAAAATCAAGTACAGCAATGAGCACTATCCGATATTCATGCGTGAGTGCCTTGTGTCTCCGGCTTCAGGTGATAAGCCGGAAGTCAAGTTCTTCAAGATATACGAGCCTCTTAACTATCAAAAGCAATGGCGATTCTCTTATACGCCTGAAGGCATAAAACCAAAATCATACATCAATGGGCTTGCCGAGCTGAAAGCAGCTTACCACGATTTTAACAGACGTGAGGAGGCCGAATACAACAAGACCAACACCGATGAGTCCAAACCTTACAAGGAAAAGAAGTTACCTGAAGCTTTCATCTGCAGTGGAGAGCGTGACAGTCTTTGTTGCCGTTCCTTGGGCTACCACCCTCTTTGGTTCAACTCCGAGACATACAAGCTGAGTGAAGAAGAATACAAAGAGATTATGAAATATGTCGAGGTGCTCTACAATATACCCGACATTGACGAGACAGGTATTGCCAAGGGCACAGAGTTAGCTCTGCGCTTCATCGATATTCATACAATATGGCTACCTTCATGGCTTCGTACTTACCATGACAACCGTGGCAAGGGGCGCAAAGACTTACGAGACTGGATGGAACTGCGCAATACGCGCAAAGACTTCCGCAACCTTATGACACTGGCCATGCCAGCTCGCTTCTGGGTGAGTAAGCTCAATAAAAAGGCCAATACCTGGGATCATTACATCGACACTGCGTGCCTCTATAATTTTCTTCGTCTCAATGGTTTTTACACCTTACATGACGACAACTCCACAATTACTAAGTATGTTCGCATCACAGGCAACATCGTAAAGCTCATAACAACAAGAGACATCCGAGAGTTCTGCCGCCAATGGGTCATCGATAGAGCAGAAAAGCGAGATATCCTCAACCTGGTTCTGAATACCCCGAAGCTCTCCAGCACTGCGCTCGACTCACTGCAAGAGATTACGTTAGACTTCACCAGCTACACCAACCACTCACAACTGTTCTTCTTTCCTCGAGTCAGCGTAGAGGTCAGCAAGGATGGTTTGACGGAGTATCAGCGTGAAGGCAGTTCGTTGAAAAACTATGTATGGCAAGAGAATGTCATCAATCACAACTTCAAAAAGTTAGACGACATGTTCACCATCTCTCGCACCATAGATGAGGATGGCAGACCGAAGTTTGACATCGAGATCAAAAGTATGAAATCCCATTTCTTCGGATACCTCATCAACGCCTCACGCACCTATTGGCGCAAGGAGCTGGAGTATGCTTTCGAGGACAAAAGCATTGATGAGAAAGAGGCTTACCATAAGGCTCACCTCTTCGACATAGCAGGCGTTGGTCTTGCCGACACTGAGATCCAGGAGCAAAAACAGAATCTGATAAACAAGATTTTCACATTCGGCTATATGCTCCATCACTACAAAGCACCATCAAGAGCATGGGCGCCAATGGCCATGGATAATAAAATTGGCGAGAATAATGAGTGCAACGGTCGTTCCGGCAAGAGTTTCTTCTTCAAGACCCTCTCTTTGCTGATGAAGACTGTTAAACTTTCCGGGCGCAACCCGAAGCTGATGGACAACCCTCACGTCTTTGATCAGGTTACCCAGCACACTCAAATGCTGTTGCTTGACGACTGCGACCGCTATCTCAACACAGGTCTCTTTTACGACAACATTACTTCAGATATGACAGTAAACCCAAAGAATAACCAAAGCTTCACGATTCCTTTTGAGGATAGTCCGAAGATTGCTTTCACTACTAATTATGTGCCTGCAGACTTCGACCCATCCTCAGAAGCGAGATTGCTCTATATGGTGTTCTCTGACTATTACCACCAGCGCACAGAAGAAAACGACTACCAGGAGACACGAAGCATCCGTGACGACTTCGATGAGGATCTGTTCTCTAAGACATACACCGAGGATGAATGGAATGCGGACATTAATTTTTTCCTGCAGTGCTGCCGTTTCTACCTCTCCTTGGCCAATGAACCCATCAAGATCATGCCACCGATGGAAAATATTATCAAGCGCAAGTTCAAGGCCGACATGGGTGTTAACTTCGAGGATTGGGCTGCTACTTACTTCTCAGAGGAGAGCGAGCGACTCGACAAATTCATCGTGAGAGAGCGTGCCTTCAACGACTTCAAGCAGTTCTCTGGCATCAATAAGGCGACAACTCAGAGCTTCACTAAGAAGCTGAAGGCATTCGTTGAGCTGTGTCCATACATCAAAGAACTGAACCCAGAGGACCTCTGCAACAGCCAGCATCGCATTATCAGACGCGATCCTGCCAACCCAGATGGCAGCCCTGTTGAAATGATCTATCTCAGAAGCAAGAAGGGTGATGTTAAAAAAGAGGAGACTCAAGCAAGCCAAGGTGATATACAACCCACCATTCCATTCAACATGACAGACGCTGGTGGATGTACTGACCCTTTCTGACCATCTATAAATAAAAGAATAGATAGCTCCAAGTTACAGTGCAAAGGTACAAAAAATATCTGAATTATGCAAATATTTTGAGCTAAATTTTCAAGCAATTTTTGCTGATTTCTATAATTCTTTTCCCATGTTACGAGGGAGCGGTGAGCATTGGCCCATCGCTCCCTTTTTCCTTGATTAAGACACCCCTCCAGCCGTCCTGACCGTATCTCCTACGCTCTTTTCACGCCCATGCCGCCGTTTTCCCCACACCCCTTTCTTTTATTTTATACAAATCCTTTGTAACTCTGTAACAGAATGTTGGCAAAAGAGATAAACAACTGATAAATAGGGAGTTAAGCCGCATTTTCAGCGTTTACAAAGTTGCGTTACAACTACTTTACAAAAATTTTTAAGTTTGTAACAAGCCCATTCTAATACTGGTCATTAACTCCAAGATTTGTCTATGTAACAAAATCGAAAGTGTTACATTTTCTGTATCACAAAATTGTATCATACAAAACACACTGATTATCAGCGACTTACAAAGTCAAGTTTGCATGATACAAAAATACAAACTTTTCGGACGAAATTATATCACATCAACTTTACTGATAAAAGTTAGTTTTTACTGATTATCTTTAGTATTCTCAAAAATTCTTTGTATCTTTGCCGCAAAAACCGCATATATATGAATCCAGTCGTTTATATCAAGATTCCCACACACATCAGGCAATGGGCATATCATGCCTATGGTAACCCTGTTGTTTTTCCTGCCGGTGGCAATGAAGTGGCGGTGATCCGCAAGTTCACCACTAAACCTCCATCGGCAAAACTCTCACTTGTTGAACTGGAGAGTCAAACCGAGCAGGAGGATGCAGACTCCGCAAAGCTTCATAAGAGTGTATCTCATATATTTAAGGATAAGGAGTTCGAGGAGAACCGTTGGCTCACTCATCCCGATGAATATCTCGCCATCATGCTCCCTGACTCCAAGGCAAAACCTGTGCGAGAGTACTGTTATCTCGGCCCTCGAGCAAGACGTGCCATCAAGGAGGTCATCATCGACCTCTTTAAGATGGATCTCTGGGCTTCGCTCAAGGATATCGCTGACCGATCATGCCGTCTCTCCTCCATCATTTCTGCATGGTGCGAGCAGCATGGTATTGGCATCGATTATGAGGATACTGTGCGCCAATGCTTCTACAGAATGCGTGACCAACACGCCAAAAAGGGCATTATTTTAAACTCGTCAACAAGATTTAGCAAAGATTAGCACAAAATTTTCCGTCGCTGCGAACAACTCCGAACAAAGCCGAAATATCCGTCGAATCCAAACAAAATAGAAATATCTCAAAGCTCATGGCATACATCAAAAACATCATCAAGATAGAGGTGACCGAGGCCGAGAACCTCAAGAGCGTGGTCTTCCCTGCACGCCACCTCTGCATCCTTCCACAGGATGTCGAGTTCAGACAGATTCATTGCAAAAATCCGTCAAGTTGTGAAATCTCCGACAAAGTGGAGTCCAAGGTTCGCATTTTCACGTCGAAGCTCACCTTCCGTTCATGTGAGCAAATCGACTGCGACGGCTTGCCACTCGCCTACAGGATAACAACCGCCGATGGATGCCGCTACCTCATCGGGCGTGATCATCGCCCGTTTCCTGTACTTACTCGCTCTGAGCTCATGCCAAGTTCTCACACCGACAGTTCACTCATCACCAATACCGTGACATGGTCTGATGTGATAAAACCGCTCCAAATCATCGAATAAAAGTTTTTTTATTCTTCCCTCCTATTATATAACTTTGCAGTGTTCTTATTCGCAAAGCTATATGAAATATCAAATATCAATCACTGGCTACATTGGGTCGTGGACTAAGAGAATGGTCCACGACATTCTCAATGACAATAAAGGCAAGCATGTAGATGTCTCCATCGACTCGCTTGGCGGAGAAGTTTCCGCCGGTCTCGCCATCTGCCAGATGTTCAAGTCACACGGTGATGTTACCGTTGACTTTCAAGCTGGCTTCTCTGCTTCCGCTGCAACCATCTGTGCGATGGGTGCCAACAAGATCCGCATGAGCAAATACAGTTTGCTTCTCGTCCACAAATGCTCCACGGAGCAATTTGTCTGGTCTGCACTCAACGAAGAAGAGATTGGATCTCTCATCGAGCAGCTTCAGAAACAGCAGGAAAACCAGCAGAAGATAGACAACATTATCGCCAACGTTTACTGCGACCGCTCCGGCAAAAAGCATGAAGACATCGTCAAGGTGATGTCTGAAGCTCGCTGGCACACCGTTGATGAGTGCATCGAGCTTGGTTTTGTTGATGAAGTCATGGATGGCAAGCCTGCCGAGATTACCGAGCAGACACAAGATTTTATCAAGTACAATAACCTTCCAGTATTGCCAGAGGTTGTCAATTCATGGTACGAGAAGAAGCCAGGCTTCCTTGACCGACTGTTTGGTAAAGACAAACCACATAACATTATTATAAATATGATCAAGAAATGGACTCACATTAACAATGTCCTCAATATTGAGGGCATTGAGGCAGAAGATTCCGCAAAGGACTGCACCATCTCCAAGGAGCAGATGCAGAAGATTGAGGACAAGATGGCTGCCGATGCCAACTCCATCCATGACAAAGACGAGGCACTCGCCAAGGTCAAGAATGAAAAGAAGGCATTGGAAGACAAGGTCAAGGATCTCGAAAAGGAGAGAGACGACCTGAAGGATAAAGTGAAGGATCTGGAGGATGAACCAGGTGGTAGTACTTCTACAGCAGTAGGGGACACCCAGGCTCAAGACTACTTCTCAGGTCAAGTGTTTGACGCTATTAACGAATTTGCATAACATGGCAGAAGAAAACAAGTTCATTGCCCCTGCAAATGTTCATGAACAGTTGCAGAAGACTGCTGCAACATACCGCAAGCAGTTGATTACCATGCCTACCAAGGGATTGAAGAAATCACTCTCATACATGACACTTCGCCCAGGCATTCGTGTTTCAGAGACAGTCGGAGAGTTGACTGGTAACGCTGAGTTCGGTCCATATGATGAGAACCGTACTGCCGATAGCGGTGCAAAGATCACGCCTCGCACCTTGGAAGTGTTCCTTGGAAACGTCGACGTGAAATTCTCACCTAACTCGGTATATTCCACCATTTGGGGTGCCAACGCCATGAGTGGTGATGCTCTCAAAAACGTACCTATCACCCTGCAGGTTCTCCAACTTCTCGCATTGAAACTTGGTAAGAACCTTGATAAAGTGCTTTGGAATGCCGTGCGCAATCCCGCCGGTAATGGTTCGAAAGACCTTTTCAATGGTTTTGATACAATCGGAGCCAAAGAATTGACAGCAGGCACACTGTCAAGTGATCTCGGCAACCTCATCAAGGTTTCAGACATCTTGGGTAGTGGTAAGGTCCTCAATGACGACAACGCAGTTGACTTCGCACAAGCTATCTGTGAATCTGCTGACGAGGAGTTGATGGCAGAAGATAATCTGCTGCTCTTCGTTCCTCAGAGTTTCGTTAACATGTACAACCGTGCATTCCTGAAGAAGTTCGGATCTGTTCCATACAACAACGGTTACAACCACAATTCCATCGTGGGATTCGAGAATGTACATTTTGCTCCACTGAGCAATAAGAAGAATGCTCCATTCTTCCAGCTCACAACTCGCAGCAATATGCTCGTGGGTGTCAACGAGGCTAACAACAACGATGCAGAGAAAATCAGTGTGGAGAAATATCACCCATGGAAACTCGACTTCATCGCCACCAAGTTCTTCGGCACTCAGTACGAGAGCATCAACAAAGAGCGCATCATGTTCATCACTGATGATGGCCAGAAGCCTATCATCCAAAAGAGCGCTACAGCCGAAGATACAAGTCTTAACGACGAGCAGGATCCTGTCGATGACATAAACCCAGCCGATGGCACAGGTGATGAGAGCAAGGAGTAAACTTTCACCTTATTATATATAGGAGATTAAATTATGGTTTGCACAACAAAAGATTTATATAAATCAGTCCGCAAATGTCCAGGAGTACGCATTACTCCTGGCGTTCGCCCTAAGTTCTTGGCTATTCTCAAGTCAAAGATTCTCACATGGCCAAAGCTTCCTGATGACATAGAGGATAAAGCTACAGACATGACCGCACTTGCCACATACAAGGGCAACTTCGCTCTGGAAGCCGATGCTAAGTGGCATGTGGTTGACCTGGTCTCCCTCAAGTCAAGCATTACCACCGAGACACAGGGAGAGGCTCCTTCAGCCACATTCCTCAACAAGGCTGAGTATATCATCGGTGGCATGGATGCCGACATCACAGGCTTCGGTCGAATGGTCATCAACGATGAGATGATCTACGCTCAGCAGATGCCTAATGGTCGTTTCCGCATCTTGGGTTGCGAGATGTTCGCACCTAAGTCCACATTTGCTCAGAATAGCGGTGCGGGTGCTACAGACTCCGTCACCTCTACACTCAGCGTTGAAGCCACAGACGTTAGTCCGGCACCTTTCTACGAGGGCAAACTGGAGACCGACGAGGGTGACATCAGTGGTCTTGACGGCTCCGTATGGACTGAGCATACAGCGTAGGCGCTATTTTACTCATAATATCAAAAATGTTTCAGCAGCTTAGGTGGCTCTCGCTTCGTGCCTGAGCCACCTTTTATTATTTTCGCATATATGGATCATCAATTCACCAAACAAATACAAGCATGGCTCAATGCCAAGCATGAGAGCGATGCAGACGTCATTAAGGGGGCAAACATGCTTTTTCGTCTCAACAGAGACCGCTTCTATCATGCCCGTGCCACCAGACAGCCACAGGCATACCGTTCCAACATCGAGTATGAACTGGGCAAGTTCCTCAAAATTCGTCTCGACAAAATGACCATCGATGAGGTCAAGCAGATGGATAGTCTCGTCATTCCAGAGGCACAAGCTATCATAGACGAGGGTGCACCAGTGGCTACGACCGAAGAAACGACCGGTACGACCGCCAAAACGACCGATTCCAGCGAGGAAGAGTCCAACAATGATGATGCAGAGCTGCCGTCCTCCGAAGAAGATGGTGTCGCGGTCATCCGCAAAGGCAAGCGCAAGGATCACGATTTCCTGCCCGAAGAAGTTGCAGCCCTCTGGGATATTAACGCCAAGCGATACAAGGAGATAAAATCTACCTTCGAGACACTCAAGTCGATGGAAGACAAAGAGCCGTGCGACCGATACGAGTATCTCAAGATACTCTCCGACCTTGACAAAAAGTATCGTGCCGACATGCTCACCTACGACTCATACGTGGTCAAACGTGCCGACCGTGACCGTGTTGCTAAAGCCCGCCTCGCTGAGAATGGCAACCAAGGCTAAGGTATCAGACCTACTGAAACCCATCGGCGAAATCCAGACGCAAGCCTATTTCGGGCGACATATTCACACCCTCGGTCTCATCAAGTGGATTCTCTCACAGATAGGCTCTGCAGAAGTGTGGGTGTCATCCTATTCTACCTCCGAGGAGTTCCTCCGTGGGTTCCGCCTGATGCGGCAGTCTGACAGCATCCGTTCGGCAAAGATGCTGCTCGATGTCAAGGCGAGCAAGAAGACCGTACAGCTTTGGCGCATGATGCAGGCATGCTTCGACGAGGTCTATCTGGGTGAGAACCACTCCAAGGTGATCCTCTTCAGAGCCGCCGATTGCGTGGTGTCGGTCGTCACCTCACAAAACCAGACCTATGGTAGCCGTGATGAATCGACCATCGTCACTACAGAGCCACAAGTCTTCTATGATCTGCTCCATGGTTACCTGGAGCACTGTACTAACAAAAGTTTGAAAATCAATGGAAATTACACAGGAATTGATGAAAAACGTGCAAGACTTGGCAGAGACTTTGACTCCGATATCGGAGATGTCCGTCCTTTTGGATATTAACGAGGATGAACTGCGTGAGGAGATTCTGAAGCCTTCGTCTAAGCTTCACCGTGCCTACTACCTGGGCATGGCGACTGTGAAGCAGCAGCTTCGCAAGAATGAACTTGACCTCGCTGCTGCTGGCTCGCCACAAGCCGTGCAGCGCACACATGAATACCTGAACCAAATGTTAGAGGAGATTAGAGTATGAGAGAACCAGCCAACATCGATGCCATCATCGACCTCATGGATCGCACACCCGAAGAGATGGATGCGCAAAATGTGCCAGCCCCTGTGCGTGACCGCATTTTACGCATCCGTGCCCTCTATTCCTGGTGGCTCGTCAATCCCCGCAAGACAGACCAGGAATTGGTATTCAAGGATATGCAAGACTATCGTGTGCAGCGCATGATGGCATACAACGATCTGCACCTCATCAAGCTCATACTGGGCAATCTCCAGCGTGTATCCAAGGACTTTGCCCGTTTCCGATTCGACCAGATGATACAGCGCACCTACGATAAGGCTGAGTCCATGGGCGATGCCCGTGCCATGGCTGCTGCAGCTGCTGCCTACGGTAAATATCATCTCCTGGATAAGGAAGATCCTGTGGATAATGGCTACGACCAGATTCAGCCTCAGGTGTTCATCCCTACCACAGATCCTCGTCACTTGGGTCTCAAGCGCATTCCTAACGTGATGACCACCATCAAGAAGCTCATCAAGAAATACACCGACAACTCCATGGATCTTGTCAAGATCGAAGCTGAAGACTATGATGAGCAGCTCTTGGAATATGCACCAACAGAAGAAATCAAGGAGGATGCTCAATGATTGATCAATATCTAAATCCAGCACAGATGGAGGTTAACTTCATCAACGCTCGAGACAACGTGGTAGTGGGCGGTCGAGGCATAGGCAAGAGTGTACTCCACTCCATGTTCAACCTGCGCAACATGCAGCGCATGCCTGGCAGCAATGGTGGCTTCGTCTCTGCCAATGCCAAGCGATGTCTCACCAATACCATACCGTCCATGCTTCAGCACTGGGAGCGATGGGGCTTCCATCGGGGCAAGCATTATCTCATCGGTGTCAAGCCACCTAAGAAATTGGGATGGCCTGACCCGGTTATCCCTCCTTCCAACTGGGAGAACACCATCTCATTTTACAATGGCAGCATAGGCACCATTATCTCACAAGACCGCAAGGGCACGTCCAACTCCCTCTCGCTTGACTACCTCGACATTGACGAGGCGAAGTTCATCGACTTCGAGCAGCTGAAGGATGAGACCTTCCCTGCCAACCGTGGCAATGTCAACCTCTTTGGTCAGCATTACTACCACCATGGCATGCTTATCACTTCCGATATGCCGGTCACCAAGAAAGGTTCCTGGTTCCTCAATTACAAGAAGGATTGCGACCCTCACCTCGTGGAAGCCATCTCCTCGCTCGTGGTCGAAGAGTTTAACATTCGCAACCGCATCAAGACATCGGGTCACATCAGTCTATATGCCAAGCGTCGCCTGAAGGAGATAGGCTTGCTGCTGGCACAGTTGCGTTCCAAGACTCTCTTCTACAAGGAGTATTCCTCTGTCTATAATGTAGAGGTGCTCGGCATGGAGTTCATCAAGCAGATGAAGCGAGACTTGCCTGCACTCACCTTCCAGACCTCCATCATGTGCAAGCGGCCATCCATTTCGCTCGATGGCTTCTACTCCAACCTGCGTGATGTCAACTTATACACGGCTCCTAACCTTGACTTCCTCGATGGCCTGGAGTATGATATCGATAAGCTACAACATGTGGATGCACGCATGGATGCAGACGTTGATCCTGACCGTCCGCTGTGCATCGCATTCGATGCCAACGCACTCATCAACTGGATGTGCGTGGGACAAGACAACCTGCGTGGCGAGGCTCGTTGTCTGAAGAGTTTCTTTGTGAAGTATGAGAATAAGCTGCCTGCCCTGCTCGATAAGTTCATGGAGTATTACCAGTACCACCGATGCAAGGAGGTTAACTTCTACTACGACTCTACCTTCGTGGGCAACAACTACGCCCTGATGAATGACGACTTCCATACCTTTATTGCCAACTATCTCACAGACCATGGCTGGTATGTCAACGAGGTCTATCTGGGCAACCCGATGGGACACCTGGAGAAGATGCTGCTCATCAACCGTATGTTTGTGGGCAAAGCCGATCATCGTGCCATGATCAACAGCGAGAACAATGAAGATCTGCTCATATCCATCCGTCTTGCTGGTGTGTATAATGGCAAGAAGGATAAGCGAGGAGAGAAGCTGGCAGAGACCGAGGAGGACAAGCTGGAGGCTCGCACCGATGGCTCCGATGCCTTCGACACACTCATGATTGGCATAGAGAAGTTCCCGCAGTCCGATGGCTACATCTCTACTGGCTCCATGCTCTGATATTATTTTTTCATACGACTATAGGTGGTTAGCATTCTCGCTTGACCGCCGTTTGGGGGAGTTCGCAGCGATGCGGACTCCCCTTTTTATGTTTAGCACTCTTACAAACTTCTTAATACTTGTTTACATATTCCGTCTTTTCCAAGGGTCGGGAGGCGGACTCGGGCGCAGGGCGGTGGGGGGTCGTTTCGGCGACAAAGGGGAATTATTTTCCCTTTGAATCCCTAAAACCCCGATAAAATCGAGGTTTTCCAACCTTTGGGTGTGGAAAACCTGTCGTAAAACGACACATTCGGCATCTTCAACTTCGAGGTCGAAGCCTGCCAAATGTTGCGATTTCATCGGTCTAAGGTCTGTTTTTCATGTAGAATGCCTGAAAAACACGGTTTTCTTGATACGCAAATTTTCTTTTTACCCATTTCTATACAGATGTTAAAATTTGCGCTGTTCAAACGTCACAGAGGCTTAACACCGAGGTAAGGCAAAGCCTTTTCTTTGTCCGCTTTATCCGCTCCGAGAGCAGCCCTTTATAGGTAGTCCATCAGACTTTATCCCTTTTTCCTCAGCAAATTTACGGCGGACGGTACCTACCAAGTACTGGTTCCCGATTTCTGCGAAAACTTCCTGGCAGCCTTCCACAATCACAGATTGGGTATTCCTGTAACTTTTAGCCGAAATTCCTTGGTCTTCATACCTCTTCTCCACTCGTCTCATTGCACCGTAAAAAGTGACAAAAAAGCCTGACGGGCAGAATAAAAAAAAACTCTCAGACGGGCAGACAAAGACGAGTTCAAGTAAAAAGCTCCTTTAGCCCTCTGGGTAGAATAAAAATTTTAAAGCGTATGAAGACTTTCAACTATTACGAGTACAACTCCAAGCGTTTCGACCGCTCAGCCAAGGCAGAGCAAGTAAGAAACTTCATCTTTGCCTTCAAGGATGGCAAGAAGTGGGCAACAGACTATGCAGCCGACATGGTGGCAAAGTCATTCTCTCAGACCTATGGCGACAAAGCCGGCAACTTCGTGCTTGTTTGTGCTCCAGCCGCCAACTCAAAGAAATACACCAAGCGTTTCTCTCATTTCGCCTCCAAGGTGAGCCAAGGGGCTAAGGTACAGAACGGCAACGACCATCTTTTCATCTATGGCGAGCGCACAGCCAAGCACAACAGCGCAAACCATGTTTCTGAAAGCTTCGGCTACAGGGTGGCACTCGATAGAGAGTACTTCAAGGGCAAGAAGGTCATCATCTTCGACGATGTGATAACAAGCGGAGCGACCGCCCAAGAGTTTGCAAGCCAACTCGCTGAATGTGGCGCCGAGGTCATGGGTGCCATGTTCCTCGCAAGAACCAAAAGAATGTATAACTAATAAAAAATATAATGATGATACGACAAAATTATAACGACCTTTGCATGGAGGAAAGACCTCAATACAGAGCCTACAACTACGGTATGGACACCCTCAGCAACGTGGAACTTCTCTCGCTTGTAATGAACAGAGGGGCAGGAACAAAAGAGAGCCTACAGCAGGCACGACAGATTTATAATATCATGGGCGAGAGCCTACGTAATATCAAGCGTGCGAGAATTGAGGAACTCGAAGTGGTGCAGGGTGTAGGCGACTGCAAGGCGATAGCCATACAAGCCGCCATCGAACTCGGAAGACGCTACCAAATGGAAAAGGTGGCTCGGCAGACCGACCTCGGCAGTAGCTTGGCACTCTATAACTTTCTTCTCCCTCAGATGGAGGACAACGAGAAAGAACGTTTCTTCGTGGTGCTGATGAATCAGAACTTCAGGCTGATAAAGTGCATCAAACTCAGCGAGGGAGGACTGACGGAAACAGCGGTCGATGTACGATTGATAATGAAAGAAGCGGTGCTCAACAATGCCACCATCTTAGCCGTGGCGCATAACCACCCGTCCAACAATGCCACGCCAAGCAAAGCTGATGAAGAAGTAACTTTGAAGATACACAAGGCTTGCCAAATCATGCGCCTTTTCTTCATGGACCACATCATCATCACAGAGGATGGCTTCTATAGCTTCCACGACAAAGGCAAGCTATAATATATAATAAGGTACAGGGAAGACATTTCTGTCTTCCCTGTTTTCGCAAATTTTTCGCCTGGCGGCGAAAGTAGTCTGGCAAGAGCCTAAAAGTGGTCAAACATTACCCATTTTTATGTTCAAATGTTAAATATTTGCCAAAAATACGTTTTTTCGTAGTAAACATTTGGATAATACGAAAATTTGTAGTATCTTTGCATCGTCTTAATACAAAATGTGCCTATGGAATTTAAGTACAATTTAAACGAAAAAGAAGCGGAACTGATAGAGGCTATCAGGAATTACAGGCTATCTTACCCAGATGGTTATCCGCAATTATTATGGTATGCCCAGCAGCTTTTTGATGACTTGGTTGACATGCCAGAGTAACTAACAAAAAACCCTCCCTTCGGGGAGGGCATTAAAAACAATGGAATTATGGAAATCGTAGCAAAAACAAACCAGGTTAAGGACAGTGCCGTAAAGCAGCGCATTCAGGATATCCAGTTATTGGTATCATGGCGCGAGATAGCACGCACTTATTTTGGAAAATCGTCATCATGGCTCTACCACAAGCTTGATGGTATCGATGGTAATGGTGGTGTAGGTGGTTTCACTGAAGAAGAAAAAATAATGCTCCGTGGAGCACTATGCGAGGTTTCAAATCGCATTCGTGCTGCAGCGGATAGAATCTAAGAAAAATGAGGCTAGGGGCTAAGCACTCCCCTATAAGACAAAAGACGCCATAGCCTTGTGGTGCTAATCATGCGATTAGGCATGGTTAAGTTTCAAAACAATTAAAAACATATGGCAAAAAGAAAAAATTAAACGAATGCCCTCGGTGTGTGATGCATCGGGGGCATTTTGTTGTCAAAACGTTTGGCTGCCTCAAATAAAAATATTATCTTTGCATCCAAACATAGATTATTATGCAATGTGTGATTCGGGCAGGTCTCACGCAGGGCAAATTTAAAATATACAGCTGTTATGGCTCGTGCTGAAGGACTGCCCTCTGGATGCACGAGCCGTTTTATTTTATGAGAAAGATTATAGGATATGATGACGATGAGTGGAGTCATTCCTGTGATGATGGAAGTGGGTACTCAAATGAGGGACGTTTTCAAAACAAGAAGAATATAAATGAGAATAAGATAATAGACTACATATTGGGCCTGTTCACCAAGAACGAAATGAGCAAGGATGATATGTTCCTCTATGGCGCAGGAGGCTTCATTGCAGGATGGCTGGCCAAGACCTTAGCAAATGTTCTCGGCATGTAGCAGAGCTACCAGCAGGAACAGGCATACCAGGATAAGAACCAGGATACCCAGTATACTTTTTACAGCATATCCCAACCCGCCATTTTTATGATAGTCGTGCCAGATGGGGCTGAATGCATCCAGCAGGGAGCGCTGCTGCTTCTCGAGCATCTCTACTCGCTTCAAGAGATCTTTTTCTTCCATACCTTGTATCTTATTATATTAAAAATGAAAAACGATGCAAATATAAGGATTTTTATTGAGATAACACGGAAAGCACACGGAAAATATGCGGAAAATCACGGAATTTTCAAGGAATTCATTCCTCAACCTCTGCTGAAGAACCCGTTTACGCGGTCATTTCCGGTCATTTTCGGTCGTTTTTGCAATCATTTCCGGTCATTCCTGGATATGATTCCGATTCATTCCGGTTTCTTTCCGTTTTTATTCCTTTTTATTCCTCAACCCCTAGTTTTTCTTCCCCAAATGTTAAAGTTTAGCTAATATAGCAAAAAAGCTACCTAAATATTTGGTAGTTTGTAGCTTTTTAGCTACCTTTGCAGTGTCATTCAGACAAAGAGTTCTTTAACATGTTTAATTACAACAATGAAACACAATCAATTGTACAATGAGTTGACTAAAGCGGGATGCTTTATCACTCGACATGGTGCCGAGCACGATGAATGGTTCAATCCCAAGAATGGGATGAAAATCAGAATTCCAAGACATGGTAGCCATGAGGTTAAGACAGGGTTGCTTAGACGCATTAAAAAGACGTTGCTCGGACAATAAGTCCGGGCAACTGCCCTTAACCTTGCAATTGATTACTTTCTGTGATGGATGTGTGGAGAACTCTTTTTATATGGATTTTAAACAAATAAGATATATGGCAAAGAATGTAATGCTGATTTTAGAATATGGTGATGGCGGATATTCTTGTTACAATGATAAGCCATTGGGTAATTATGCAGTCATTGATGGCGATGGGGCTACCGCTGAGGAGGCAAAGGCTGATTTCATGAAAGCTTTGCAGGAGTGCAGGGATGATGATCCTGATAACAAGGACTTGCAAGACTTGACTTTTACATATAAGTACGACGTGCAAGCCTTCTTCAAGGAATTTTCGTTCCTCAACGCCACGGAGATTGCCAGACGTGCAGGCATCAACCCATCGCTCATGCGCCAGTATGTAAGTGGAGTCAAGACCGCTGGAGAGAAGACATACCAGCGACTCAATGCTTGCATGAACAATATTAAAGCGGATTTACAAGCAACCGTCTTCTGATGGTTGTGTTTTCATAAAGTAATTAAATGAACTCTTGAGCCCCTGGTGCGAGATGCATCGGGGGCTTTTTCATTCCCCATTCCTATCATTTCTCTCAAAAAATTAACCTTTTTCCACCAAAAACACAACTTTTTCCCAAAAATATTTGGCAGTTCCAAATATTCTCCTTATCTTTGCCACCGCTTAACAGATGATAGTAGTCTATCCGGCAGGGCGACCGTTTCGCCTATGGCATCTTGCCGCAGGCTTTTTTTATGCCCAAGAGTATCATTTTCCCGGCAACGGGAAAAAGGTGTACCTATATGGCGGCTGCATGAACCGTAAGATTTGATTTGTCCTCTCGGATAAGCCATCATCTGTTAAGCAACGGGGAATGCAGCCGCCACCCTTTTGTACAATCGGCTGTTTAATGCTTAACAGATGATGCAATATGCAGAATTCTATTTTATTAAGTGATGCTCAGGTGAGACCTGCAGGCATCAGCGTAGAGGAGGGCATGAAGGCCCTCAAGTGTGAAATCAAGAAGCTCGCCAAGACCAAGAGCGAAACCTTCAGTTTCCTCTGTGACGAGACGGTCACTTATGGCGACGTCGCCAAGGTCATGTTGGGCATGGTGGCTCTGATGGCCATCGTGGCAGTCAGCGGTTTCTTTTTCGGAGGGGAGGTGATGTGATGACAGATCAGGATCTGTTCGGCATCTTCCATATTACCGACATTATGGATCTGCCAAAGGCAGTAGATTCCGTCATCTTTGGTGACATCTCTCAGCGCAACGCAATCTATCGGCAACTGTTGGAACTCAACGGACACGACCTGTCGTATGACTGGTTCCAGCGGCTGTATGAGCAAGAAATGGCGCAGCGAAAGAAGAACAAACAGGACTTCACGCCACCAGAGGTGACACAGCTGGTCAGTCAGATAGCCGATGTAAGTGCGGTTGGGACGATACATGAGCCTACTGCTGGCACGGGCGGACTCATTATATCCGCCTGGTGGGAGAAATGCAGACGAGTGAAACCATGGGAGTTTTTCCCAAGCAAGCACATGGTTACGTGCTGGGAACTCAGCGACCGCGCCATACCGCTGCTGCTGCTCAATATGAGCATACGTGGCATGATGGGGTACGTATATCATGGAGATGTGCTTGAGAATAGGGTAGTACAGCGTTATATCCTGCTCAACGAAACCGACGACGCTTTGGCTTTTTCCAAGGTGGTCAAGGCAGAACCTGGGCAGATAATAAAAGAAAGGAAATAGGGACATGTACAACAAGTTAGAGTTTGAGGAAATTGTAAATCGATGGAAAGTAGAGAAGAAAAAGCAGGTCAAGCGGTCTGCTTACTCCACCTACTACCATGTGATTCATACAAGTCTCCTACCAGCCTTTGGCGATAAGTATGATGTGACAGAGCAGCAGGCGCAATCCTATGTGGATAAAAAACTGGAGGAGGGTGCGAGCATAAAGACTATCAAGGATCACATACTGATACTGAAGATGGTGCTGAGGTGGGGTGCAAAGCATGAATACTGCAACCCGCCAACAGAGTGGAAGATCATCTATCCGAAAGAATATAAAGACAAGGCGGTTCCTGTCATGGCGCTGGCTCATCAGCAGAAGCTGGAGAAATACTTGTTGGAAAACTTTTCGTTTATGAACCTGGGGATACTCATCTGCCTTCATACAGGTCTCAGGATAGGGGAATTGGCAGGATTGAAATGGAAAGACTTCGACATGGTCAACAAGGTGCTTCATGTAGAGCGCACGGTAGAGCGCGTATGGAACATCGAGGATGACGGTATGTCTGGTACCGAGGTCTACATTGGCCCACCGAAGACGATTCATTCTTTCCGCGAAATACCGTTGAGCAAACCGCTGATGCAGTGGGTTAAACCGTGCGTCAAGATATGCAACCCGGAGACTTTCGTGACATCCAACCGTTCCAAGCCCTGCGAACCCCGCACTTATCGCAATTATTTCGATAATCTGTGCAAGCAGTTGGGTATTCCTCATATCCGTTTCCATGGGCTTCGGCATACGTTCGCCACGAGACTGATAGAGGCGAAAGTTGATGTGAAAACAGTGAGTGTGCTCTTAGGACATTCGGACGTTTCTACGACCCTCAATCTCTATGTACATCCCGATAATACTCAGAAGCTTAATGCCATCAATGCCATGCTCAAGCGCATGAAAAGTAAGGAAGTTGATGACAGTAAAGCAGAACAATTAATTTCAAATTTAAAAGAAAATGAAAGATAATAATTCAAATAACATAGAGACCAACAACCTCACCACCGAGGAGTTCCATAAGCTTCTGGCCGACAATACAGCAAAACTGAATGAGCTCCGCATGTTCTACGCTCAGCAATCGGCTAAAATGCATGATGAATATCATGACGATATGGACAGTTACCTCGCACAGGAGCATCAGGCAAATGACGAGCTACATGATGCACGCAAGGCGTATGAGGATGCCAAGGAGCGATACGAGCTTACTATACAAAGCCTGAGAAAGGACCGTAACAAGGCAGGGCATAAGTATAACGTAGGCAAGGCTGATCTCAAGAACTACTGGACTACCAAAAATGAAAAGATCCAGAGCGAGCGTCACAACATATTCGAGCGCTATAGAGATTCTGGGGGGGCACTCACGGGAGATACAGAAGGTCTCCTGCACCCAGGCTGGACAAGAGACAAGAAAGGAGGGATGAGCGATGAATGAGAATAATGCAACCGATCTGCGCATGACAGCTGAGGTCTGGAATGCGCTCGTGGATATGATGAATGTTGAACAACTCAACAACTTCATCGAGAACCTCGACTATATACAGGAGAAACTCGTCTCAGACGAGATGATCACCTGTTGTCTCGAGGACTTCGGGGGTGCAGGCAAGGTACTGCTCATGCTCAATGCCTTCAAGCGCATGAGCAAATTCTTCCAAACCATCAACGTAGCCCTGGAGGCTAAAGGAGGTAAGGCATGAAAAAACGACCGATAGGCTTTGCTGCCTACGATAAAGAGCAAAAGCCACAGCCGCTGGAGCGAGAGTCAAAGATTGACTATGTGACAATAGCCCTTGATGCCTACTTGGAAGGCAGTGGTCCATGTGATGATCAAAATGATCAGCACGTTGACTTCCTCTCTTCCAAGGATATACAGGATGCCATCAAAGAGATGGTCTTTGCCTCTATCTCTACCATCACAGAATACATGGTAGAGCATGGCTATAAGATGATGCAGATTGAGGGTGGCAGGCTCGTCTGGATAATCAAGGATACCATGTCTGAATAACAAGAAATACAGTCATTTTTTTCTATATTGACTACTTTTCTACCAGAAAGTAGATAACATACGAGGTCGTCGTGATGACGGTCTCGTATTTTTATTTTCTCCCCTACCTTATTATCTTTGCATTAAAAAAAAGACAAGACATGATAAAAGCCACAAAACCAACATCACCACTCTTCACCAGTGAGCTCGACACCTTCTCCTTCTCGATAGGTGGCGACAGCGCAACCGTCACCATCACCTGTGCAGGAGAAGAACTGCTCAGCGAGACATACTACCCCGTCTCCGGCAACATCACCATCTACGATCTCGGCACGCTCATAGCCGATGCTGTGCGCCCGACTGTGATTGCCACATTCTCAATCTCCATCACCGAGCACACAGGTGAGACAGAAACTGCCTCATGGTCAAGCGGCAGCATCACCGCCTACTATGCCACCGTTGACATCGATATGTCGGCGGCAACATTCCTCGACCGATACTTCATGTCACTCCTGGATGGCGCTAAACTCACGCGCCTCGGCCATCGAGAATACCTCCATGCAGCTGGCTCAGACAGCACCAAGGCGACCGTCACGGCGCGATACATCAAGAATGCTAATACCGTCAACACCGCCACCTTCACAGCTGATGTCACACCGACACGCACAGTCAATGGCATCACCACATTCGACGTATCACCCGACAGATACCACAACGAGGTATATGGAGATCTCTTCGCTTATACCGTGACCGTGGGCAAGCGCACACAAGAGTTCCAGATAGATCATACCGGCAGCGTGGCAGACCCGGTGCTGCTCTTTACCAACAGCTTCGGATGCCAGGAGACTTTCTACTGTCTCGGCAAAAAAAAGATCTCACCAGAGTTCGAGCGCAAGAGCGCCGTGATCTCAGGCAAGAAAATCAACTATTCTATCAGGGAGACACGCAACTTCGAGGGCGACACCGGCATCCTGCCACCATCGATGACTCACTTCGCCGAAGACCTGCTGCGCTCCGACGAGATCTTTCTTTTCAGGGATTACTCACAAGACAAGCAAGTCACCATCACTGAATCCAAGGCAGAGCGCACCAATGAGGCTGACGATATGCCAGAGTTCACCTTCACCTACCAGTATGCACAGCGCATCCAAAACGTGATGTTCAAGAATATGGGCGAAGGTCGCATCTTCGATGATTCCTTCGACGACACGTTCAACTAAAGTTTCACCCTTAAAGTTTTCGCATATATGGCTGATACAAGCAAGGCAATACATATCAACGAGCTTCGCCGATCGCTCGATATCTCACGCATCGACCGCTCGCCTGTTGACATCGACTGCTGGAAGGCATCCGACGGATCCATCATCCACTACCGTGGCTGGCTCGTCACGTCCTCTAACTGGCGAGAGGGTACACACCGACTTCGCAACCCCGTCAACAACCAGGTGCGCAAGGTGCGCGACGTTTTCATCTTCAGATACAATAATCACCCAATATACTTATAGCAATGGACGACAAAAACATAGACATTACCTTCGCCACCATGGGCGACGTGATGAGCTACCAGGCATATAACCCTACGGGCGGTTTCGTGGAGTCTTCTGGCATCTTCGACGATGACGGCATCACAGACACGATGACCGTCAAGGCAAGCGATGGCAAAAAATACACCTATATCCCCTTCGGTAAAGACAACCTTCTACCCTACCAGCTCATCAAAAGCATCGGAGAGAGCAGCGTGATGGCACAGAACAAACTTTTCAACGTGCTCACCTGCTACGGTCTTGGATTCCAATACAACGACATCAAAACCAAACTGCCAAGCGACGACAAGGATGTCAACCTCTTCAAGATGCACAATTCTCTGAGCCGATTCTTCCTGGAGCAAATTACGGATATGAAGTATTTCTTTTTCTGCGTCTCGGCTATCATCCTCAACAAGAAGGGCGACCGCATCGTGGCCGTCCGACACAAGGAAGCTTGCTACTGCAGATTCACGCAGAGCAAAAACGGTCGCTCCGAATACGTGCTTTACGCAAATTGGCGCAATACGCTGGAGCCTGAGAACATAGAGGCAATCCCATTACTCGACGAGCTCGACCCACTTGGCGACCTGCAGGAGCGCATGGGGCTGAAGGGGCAGAGCGGACAGGTGAAGTCACGGCAAGGCGGCAATGGTCCTCGCACTAAGGCACGTGTATTTGCCATCGTGACACGTTTCCCTACTGCCGGATGTCAATACTATCCAGTTCCCTACTACAGTGCTATCTTCAGAGATAAATGGTATGATATCTCCCGACTCATCGCCATCGGCAAGATGTCGAAGCTCAGAAACCATGCCGCTATCCCCTACCTCGTGGAAATCCACAACGACTATTGGCGCGGCATCTTCAAGGAAGAGCACATCACCAATCAAGAAGATCAGAAAAAGCGTAAGCTCCAGGAAAAAGAAAAAATCAAGTCCTTCATCTCTGGCATCGAGAACAGCGGCAAGCTGTGGGTGGCGGGATATTACACTACCCCAGACGGCAAGGAGGTCAACATGGTCAAGATCACTCGCATCGACACCTCTAAGGACGGAGGCGACTACAGCGACGACATCGCAGAGAGCAACAATATGCAATGTTATGCAGACAATATTCATCCTAACCTCGTGGGTGCTACTCCTGGCAAGAGTCAGACCAACAACTCAGGATCCGACAAGCGAGAACTCTTCACGCTCAAGCAGTCGATAGAGAAAGCCTTCCATGATCTCATGGAGACTGTCCACTGGGTTATCATCTATTTCAACCACTGGGAGGATAAGGTCTATCCAGACGTGCCGCTCATCATGCTCACCACCCTTGACGAGAACAAGGATGCCAAGAAAGTTTCAAACAACCCAAAATCACAGACAGATGATTGATATTACCATTGATAGATTTGAGGCAATCCTACCATTCGTAGGCGCAGCCTCTGAGGATGTGTTCAACAAGATGTTGGAATCATTTGATGATACGTATCAAGACCTCGTGACAAATATCATAGGCCAGGATCATGAAAATGATGCAACCATGGTAGGATCACGCCTACTCTTGCAGGTCGAGAGATACGTCATGATAGCCACGTTCCTTGATCGTCTGCACTCGCAAGACATCATCATGACCGACAATGGCTTCGGCGTGGTGAGCAACGACAACATCGCGCCCGCCTCGCAATTCCGTGTCGATGCCCTGGAGCGTGAGTTGACCTACAGACGTGACATGGCAAGACACAACATGATCAATGAGCTTCGCCGTGTCGATGGATGGGCAGAGACAGAGCAAGCACTTGACAATATACGGTCTTTCTTTTGGTCACCGGTCTTGCTGCGACAATATTATTATATCGACCATAAACCGACATTCGATGACCTCGCATCTTTCAGATCTAACATCGATACTGCAGAGAATTTTCTTCGCAAGCAGCTCTCCGATGACTTGATTGACCAGTTGCTAAGCGAGGAGCGCAAGGCTAAATTCGAGCCAAACCATCGAGCGGCCAAACTCAAAATGCTCGATTTTATCGCATTGTTCCTGCCAAAAAATGGCGATATCACAGACAGACAAGATACCCATGGCTCATTCGAGAGCCTTCTTCGTTTCATAGAAGATCATCTCGATGACTTCGCCAAATATAGAGACTCAACCGCCTACAAGGCCAATCACATGCAAGCGTATGAAAACAAAGCTGATGACACAACCTTCTTCTTTGCTGGCTGACGGCAGCCTGCAACTCCACGCTCCTCACTCCTGGAGTGATCTCACACAAGAGCAGCTGCGCTATGTGCTCTTCCTGCTCACACAAGGTTGGAGCGAATGGCAAGTGCGCACCTATCTCTTTGCCCGTTTCTGCGGTATCAAGGTACTCAAGGAGAAAAAAGACGGATGGCTCTGCGAGACTATGCTGGAGAATGGTGAGATGTTGCGCTTCTTCCTTCAGCTTTGGCAGATACAAAGTTTGTGCGAGGCATTCGACTTCGTCTTCGATGGCAAGGGCGCAGACAACAGGCTTGACTTCATCGGTCCATACAAGGCAGTAGATGTCGAGCTGCATGATTTTCCACTCATCAACTATATCGTCTGCGATAACTACTTCCAACAGTTTCTCAAGTCAGATAAGACGAGCGATGAGCCACTACGCGAGATGGCGTGCCGACTATATCTTGACGATCAGGGCAAAGAGCCTGACTCCATCAAATGTGCTCCATCCGAGACCATGGGAGTGTTCTTGTGGTTCATGTGGATAAAAGATAACTTTTCAAAATCTTTTCCACACCTCTTCAAACCTGCGTCTGAAGAAGGCGACTATGATATGACGGAGGCTATGAATGCGCAGATCCGAGCGCTCACAGGTGGTGACATCACCAAGGAAAAACAAATAGAAAAGTCTGATGTGTGGCGTGCGCTCACCGAGTTGGATGCCAAGGCACGTGAGGCCGAGGAGTTAAACGATAAACTGAAAAAATCATGATTAAGACAGAGATAAACACCCCTTCTGTGCAGGTGGGCTTTGATGCGTTCTCTTACTTTAGAGATCTCACCAAGCAAAACAAGCTTACCTCAGAGTTGGGGTTCATGCCTACCACCTGCAGCAGCCCACTCTCCTTCGAGGGTATGCTGCAAAACATGGCTAAGAGTAAAAACTTTGTGGTCATCGATGACACCAACGAGGGCAACGTGGCCATCAATGGTGACGGTAGTTACCGCAAGGTCATCACTTATACCGTGTGGATCCTCATGCGCTACAAAGAGTTTGACATGAATGACCGACAGGAGAAGCTAAACACATGCCGCAAGATATTCCGCCAGTTTCTGAGCAAAATCGTCATCGATAAGTACGACTGGCAATTCAAAGAATACACCTACATGCTCAGCGACCAGATAGACAGCCGTGAGATAGGTGCCTATTTCATCAACGGTCTCACAGGCGTTGAGTTCCATCTTGACGTGAGTGAGCCATTAAACCTGGAGTTCAACGATGAAGAATGGAACGAATGACATCAAGCGTCCTGTCTCACAAGCAGACATCTACGCCTATGAGAAGGGATGGGCAGAAGAGATGGTCAACATCTGGAAAGAAAAGCTCATGCACTATCGCATCCGGCATACCGGTGCCCTCTTCAACAGTGTGCAAACCACTTCCTTTGGTGGTTCCTCTCGTATGATAGCCCACAAATTCCTGCTCTATGGTCTCTATCAAGAGGCCGGTACAGGCAATGGCTATTACCATGGCAACCCTGGCGACCTTCATTTTCTCGATCCAGAATACCGGGCCAAGCACCATTTGGGCGAGCCTCGTCAGCGCAAACCATGGTTCAATAAAAAATATTATGCCTCTATCATGAAACTCAACGACATGGAGGGCATGTTTTACGGCGAGGAATATTTAGGCCTGATGGCAGACATTTTCAAGCAGATGTTTGACAATAAAATATAAATTAGATTATATGGGCAAAAACGAAATAATAAAAATCCTTGAAGGTATCAGGGATGAGCGGACGAAAGGTGCAAACACAGCAAGGCGTGTTGGCAATAGTCTTCTCTCTATGTTCGACTTTTTATTATCTGCTGACAGAGAAAAGTTATCTTCGTCTTCAGACGATATAGCCCAAGGGATCATTACTTTTGCAAAAGGATTGATCTCTGATAATGTGGCAAGTCTTAAAGGGGGTGCAACATTCGGACCTAACGGCATTTTTCACCTTGACAAGGATGGAAATCTTGTTGTTGATACTATTAAATCTACTGATTTTAGCGAGATTCTTCAGAAAGGCTTTGGCATTGAGAAGTCTTCCGATAAATTCACGATGTATCTTTCAAATCTGGTTGTATGGGGGAAAGCGATATTCAACGATTTGGAAATCCGAAAGCTCTATTCTGTAGGCGGGAATGTATATCTAAGCGGCTCTTCCAGCAAAATACATTACGTCAAAGAGGTGAGAACTGCAGAAAAAAATGGAACTCTTGGAGACTTGATAGGCTGGCAATGTTATATCCTGGCAGATGACGGAACAACGGCTACGCAGAATACCTGGACTAAATATGATCAGGCAAAATGCCAGACTTTTAATATTCAAAGTGGTACATACCGCGGAGTCGAAAACAAATTTTACTGGAGACTGGTAACGGCTGTATCTGCTTCTGCTGAAGTAATCAAAGACGAGGAAGGAAATACTCTTTTCGAGGGGAAGAAATTCTCTTGGATCATCTTGTCTGCTACAGACTGCGAAAGTCCTGAGAATGATGCGCCTGCGGCTGGAGATATCATCGTGCTTGATGGACATAGGATGGTTGCAATAGATTCAGAAGACGCAAAGTATAATGATACAGGAAGGGCTAATGTCATGATGCTCGAGACGACAGGCGCAGGTACCCCTCGCATTGTCGGGTATAGAGGAATTACTGACTTTACTCACGAAGACAAGGAAGTTTTCGTGCTATCTCCCAATGGAACGAAGTTTAAAAGTAGTTTCTTTAAGTGGGTGTCTTCGAGTGGTGAAGCTATGCACATGGTGAACTACAGAGGCGAGTGGCAGAAGGTCTTGAGCTACAGCTATTATGACCAGGTAAGCCACGGAAACGGCGTGTGGCTGTGTACCAACCCCGAGGGCAGCACGAGTGAGCCTATGCCCGGGAGCGCTGACTGGCAGCTTGTGATGAGTGCGCAGAAGGGCGAGAAGGGCGAGGACGGTGTGGCTTATCAGATAATGATAACGAGCGATACGGGCACGGTGATGATTAACGGTTCGGGCGAAATGACGCTGAAGGCAACGCTGCTACGCAATGGCGAGGACATAAGCGACACCGTGAGCAACAGCTCATGGTCGTGGTGGCGACAATCGGCTGATGCTGAAGATGATGCTGTATGGAACACGCTGCATGAGGGGGTTGGCCGGAACTGTCTTATAACACGTGACGACGTAGATAGACAAGCACAATTCGGATGCAGTGTGTGCATATCAGATACAAAGACTATTAATAGTAACATATAATAATATTTTAAAAAACAAACGATTATGGCAAAAGTATTAGCTAATGGTCAGATTACTATCGTTGACCTCAATGACGGCAAGGCCGTGCAGTGTTTCACACAATGCTCTAAGGGCGAGACTCAGATTTACACCCCCGACACGGGTGTGTACACTCCGAACTACTCGGCGAGTGGGCCAAACGTGATAACAGCCCGTGTATATGTGACGGGCAGTGCTACAGACCAGGCTCCGACCGCAGCCTGCAGCGGATGGTCGTGGAAGGTGGACGGTGTGGCTGCAACCCCGGTGAGCGGCAAGTCATACCAGTTAAACCTCGCCAACAACATCAACAAGAACGGCAGCGTGAAGAACATCGAATGGTCGTGCAAATACACAGACCCGGAGACAAAAGCTACGACAACGTGTATCGGCTACAAGACCATTTCGCTGGCTAAGAGTGGCGGTGCGCTTCAGACGGTGCAGATTGAGACTCCCGACGGCAACACGTTCGACTCGACCAACAACAGCAATAAGCTGCGTGCTATAGCCAAGTTCTTCCGTGGCAACGTGCAGGACACCACCATGACATCAATGACTTGGGAGGTGCTGAATATCAGTGCCGGCACATGGGACGCTGTGGCTTCGGGCAACGTGAGCACTTCGGGCGGCGTGAGTACCCTGAACGTGAGCGCCAATGACGTGCTTAACTTCCAGACTTTCCGCTGTACGGTGAAAGACGGTGCAGATACGGCCTGCGCTATCATCACGTTCTTCGATGCAAGCGACCCGTACGTGGTGGAGGTGTATTCGCTGACCGGCGACAAGATAGTGAACGGTGCGCAATCGACGGAGCTTTACGCCCGACTCTGGAAAGACGGCAAGGTAGTGGAGGATGGTGCAGCGGTGAAGGCAGACAGCAACCATGCATCGAACTACATCTACAAATGGACGAAGTACAATGCCAGCGGTGTAGCCACAAACTGGAACGGTACATCAAGTGCAGTGAATGCTTCGAACAAGCCTTACGTCACGGTGGCCAACGCTGACGTGGCAGTGAGAGGCACGTTTACTTGTGAGGTGTCTAAATAAGGGCACCTCACCCTTATTTTTATTAACTAAAAAAATGAAAGTGTATGGAAACATTATTGGCGAGGGGCCAGATAACGATAGCGGCGATAAAGGATGGTGCAGACGGTGCGCAGGGCCCGCAAGGCAAGCCTGGCAAGGATGGTGTAGACGGAGAGGCTGCCGTCTCTATCCTTGTAGAAGATGCTCCACTTATTTTTGACACGAATGACAACGGAATTGTACCTGTTAGCATAGGAAAGGTTGCGAAAGTAAAGGTAATGAAGGGTAACCAGAATATTTCGAATAGATGCAGCAACATTAGCTCAAGGGATGATTTGTGCGTAAATTGCAAATGCGGTGCAATACAGAAGGATGGATATATCGAAGTAAATGTATCAGGCAGTAATATCGCAAAGAACGGCGTAGTTATTGATGGTGTAAATCGAGGAAATGTTTCTGCGACGTCAGGTTATGCGGTTGTGCAATTAACTTACAATGGTGTTACCTATTTTGCGCAAGTTCCTTTCTCTGCCAACGTGGCTAAGTTTACCGGAGTCGTAGCATTCGATAATAAGAGCTACAAGTCGCAATTTGAAGAAGTATCAAAAAGACTTGATGGTGCTGTAACTCAAGACGAGCTGACTCAAGCGAAGTCTGAAATCGAACAAACGGCAAGAGAAATCTCCCTGTCTGTGAGCGAGAAGTCAATAGCAAGGCGCAATCTGCTTGTGGGAAGTGATTTCAGAAAACAAACCAATGACTTCATCATTTCTAATGATGCAAGAATTGAAATGAACAGTGGATATCAAGGTACAAACTGTATCAAAGCCATTGATGTTACAGAAGCAGGAAATGCACACTACGTTGGAGTGTATTGGGATGGTTCACAAGGAGGAAAAAGCGTAAGGATTGAAAAGGGAAAGAAATACATATTATCCTGTTACTTTAAGACAAATGACATCAATGCTAAACTTACTATTGAAGCAATCTATACAGACAAGGTGACAAACGCAAAGCGTGTAAAAAGAGCCACCTACATTACTCCTGCGGAATTTGTGCCAAAAAATGTAAATGAATGGCAGTTATGTACGACAGTGATTGACACCAAAGATGCAGCATCAGATTATATTGCCTTCAACTTTTGGGAGTATTGCCTAGTGGATAGCGGACAGATTGAAACCTATATTTGCAGACCAATGGTTGAAGAAGGTGATACTTACAACGGTTGGATATTATCTGATAAAGATTATGATTATGTCGGTGCTAACTTGATTGATAATTCAAGAACGTTTGAAGTTGGTGGTAATGTCATTGAGGCGAAGGGTCAGAAGGCTCTTGTGGGTGATGCTTATGAGCTGACAGCGAGCGGTAGCGATGATTACAATACATTCTATCGGATAAAAGGCAGCGCCTTCAAGCTCAACACAGATTATACTATCAGTTTCGAGGTAAGAGGCGATGCGAAATATATGGGCGTGTATGTCTGTTATCCCGTCACAAACACCAAGTTCACTTGCTACAAAGAATCGCAGAATGGTGCGATGACCGAAGCGAATGGCGACGGAAGCGCTGTTGGTTATGTTGCTTTGGTCGAAGTCAAAGTGCTGTCCAAGCAGCAGAGGGTATGGGGGCACTTCCGATTCAAGGATAGACTTCCTGAAGAACTCTACTTCCAGTTCCCGAGCAATGCCGAGCAGACTGACGTAACGAACTGGAATGTGACCATCACAAAACCAAAAATAGAAGAAGGTGCTGTTGTCACGGAATACACCGAGCGTAAGAGTGACCTTGTGGATAAGGTGAGTCTGAAGGCTGCAGGAATCAATATCAATAAAGATTACGTTGAAATATATGGTGATAAGGTTAAGGTTTCACAGACAGAAGGAGGAAAACCAATTGCACTGTTTGGAAGTAACGGAAAGATAAATGGTTCTTTTATTGAAACCAACAATCTATTCCTAACTGGATTCATGTATAAATCCAAAAATACCAAACCTGTATATACAAACTATCCGTTTGGTTCAAAAGCGCAATACATTGACATTCCAAAAAGTGGAAGTTGGCTTGAAATGTGCCCTTTTGACAAAACCTTTATGCTACCATGTACCAAATTGGTTGAATACACTGATTATAGTGATGGTTTTTATACTGATGAATTTGAAGCACTTATCAAAGAAGAAAACAATATGGCTAGAAGTTTGGTAGGTTCAACGGTTATTATTTATAATGTACCAAGTCAGTATGACGGTAGAGAATTTGATATGAGGATAGAAAGCGCTTTGATGTCTAAAAGCAATTATTATAAATGGATGGCAAATGGTTTAAATATAACGTATAACTATGATATTGAAGGTTATGTGACGGTAAAATGCGGACAGATGATTTCTTTAGAATGTATCTGCTCTAGATATAAATCGTCTCTCAAAAATGCTAATGGTATATTTGAAGATGTTTGGACTGAACGCGTGATATGGTTATATGAAATTGTGAAATATTCCAAATGGGGTGTTGGTAATAATTAAAATATTTGACGAATCAAAATTATAAGCTTATGAAAAAGATAGTGAAAGGTAATGATTGGCGGCAAGCGCAATACTGATGAATCCCTCTGCTCGACTCGAGTAGAGGGATGCAGTTCCTTGCGATCATCATTGGAAGTGTAGTGAATTACTATGTGATTTTTCGTATTTTTGTTTTGGAATCCGTTCATGTATCTTTGCAGTAACAAAAAAAAAGAATATGCAGAAAAATACAAAGGAATGGATACAATACGGCTCGGCAGTGGTCGTGTTGATTTTCGCAATAGTGCTGGTCTATATCAGCTATTTCACGTCGAAAACACAAGACGTGACTGACAACGTGCTCTGGTACTTCGCACAGTCGCTCATGTACGCCGGCTCTATCTTCGGTGTCGCCATCGCCATCGATGCCAAGTTTGAGAACATTAAAAACAAATTTCTAAATCACAATAGAGATGAGAAAGATTAAACGCATTTTTGTGCATTGCACAGCTGGCTCGCAACGTCAGAGCATCGAGGATCTTAAGGCAGAGTTCCGCCTGAAGGGTTGGAAATATCCTGGTTATCATTACGTGGTGGACATCAATGGTGGCATCCATCAGCTTCTCGCCATCGAACTGGTCAGCAACGGCGTGCAGGGCTACAACTCCTCTGCCATCAACGTCGCCTACATGGGTGGCATCGACAGCCACGGCAAGCCTACCGATAACCGCACGCCCGAACAGAAGGATGCTCTCGTTTTGCTGCTTCATAGACTGAAGCAACAATTCCCGGATGCACAGATCATGGGGCACCGTGACATTTGGGGCACAGACAGCAAGAAGTGGAAAAAATGGTGTCCATGCTTCAACGCTATCGATGAATATAAAGACTTATGATCATGAAGAATATTAAAATCACCATCATCAAGGTTCTCTCCGTGCTTTTTGTCATCACCTTGGTTGCCCTTCTGGCAAGTATTGCCGAGAACCGCCAGCTGCAGGGCGATCTCGACCGGCAAACCTCAAATGTGAGTGCGCTCACCTACGATATCAAGTACGACAAACTGGATGATTCTCTGCCTGTAGCGCAAAACACCGCACTACAAGCTAAGGTCTCAGAGCTGGAGCAGCTACACCTCACCGACACCAAGCTCATTAAGGACTTGAAGGTTAAACTAAAGGATGTGCAAGCACAACACACCCTGTCTGCCGAGACTGCCGACACGGTCATCATCGCCCCGGTTCCTGGTACCGCCGATTCTGTTTTCGCATACAACGACAAATGGCTCTCGCTCCACATCGATATCCCCAAGCGGGAGTGCCAGTATGTAGCCTACGACAGCCTCACCACCATCGTGAGTCGCACTTACAAGCACCGCTTCCTCTGGTGGCGGTGGGGCACCAAGGGCTACGAGGTGCGCATCGTGAGTTTCAACCCTCACGCTCGCATCAAATATTCCAGATACATAGAGGTCGAAAAATGAAAGATTTAACATAAAAAACTTGCTTATTTCAAAAATTATTATTAAATTTGCAACAAAGATAATAATAAAGATTGGAATTATGTTTGAGATTTTGATTATATCGGCGATATTGGCTTATGCTACACTCGGCATTGGTCATGCTCTGAGCAAGATGGGAAGTCATTCTTGCTCTGTGTCAAATTCTACGTATTCTCCAAATGGTGAAGATTATAACGAGAAAATTCATCTGTTATCTCATAATAATTCAGCAAGTGAGATAACTCGAAAAGATGGTCTTTTCTACATTACTATAGAAAACTCTATTACAGGGGACAAACAAACACTAAGTCACAGAAATAAGAAGTATCTTTGCTGGGATGCTGAAGATGTGGCAACAAAATTCGCACTGAGAGAAAGAGACGAATTTCATAAAGAAGATTTAAATACGAGGTCGTAAGGAAACGGTCTCGTATTTTTATTATATCCCTATCCTTACTAACTTTGCCATAAATATAAAAATTCTATTATGGCAACAAGTACAGATACTCATATTAGCAGAGTTATCCTTGACACCAAGGATGCAAAAAACAGACTCAATGAGTTAGAAAATAAATTAAAAGAAGTCCAAAAAGCAAAAGAGGAAGCCTATGCAAAAGGGGAATCGGTTGCAGCTTTTGAGAGACAAATCAAAAGACTGAAAGCAGAAACGGATGCTTACAGGACAACTCAACAGAAAGTCAATGATACGCTCAAAAATCTTTCTTCAGCTTCATACAAAGATTTACAGCAGATAGCCAAAGCTCTCAACAAAGAGTTGAAGAGTGGTGCCATCGAGCGTAATTCAAAAGAGTGGAAGAAATTGCAAAAGCAATTAAAAGATGTTAGGGCGGAGATGCAGCACATCAATAACGAGGGTAAGGCTTCTAAAAGTCTTTGGTCTCGCTTCGTCGATGCGCTCAACACCAACTGGGGTGCAGTTTCTCAGATTATTGCAGCATATGCAGGCCTCTCTATGACCTTACGTAAGTGCGCCCAAGCATACGCCGACATGGAAGAGTCAATGGCAGACGTGCGCAAATATACAGGTCAGACCGATGAACAAGTTCACCAGATGAATGAGGACTTCAAGCGCATGGATACTCGTACCGCTCGCGAGCAGCTCAATGAGTTGGCAGGCTCTGCAGGTCGCCTTGGCATCACCAGTAAGGAGATGATTGAGGAATTCGTGGATGGTGCGGACAAAATTAACGTAGCTCTTGGCGATGATCTTGGCGAGGGGGCGGTTGATAAAATTGGCAAGTTGGCACAGATGTTTGGCGAGGATAAGACCAAGGGATTGCGTGGTGCAATGCTTGCTACTGGTTCAGCCGTCAATGAACTTGCCCAGAACTCATCAGCCAACGCTGGTTATATCGTCGATTTCACAGCCGACCTGTCGGGTGTAGGCATTCAGGCAGGCATGACTCAAGCGCAGCTCATGGGTCTTGCCTCTGCCCTCGACCAGAATATGCAGGAGGAGGCGACTTCCGCCACCGTCTTCGCACAGCTCATCACCAAGATGTACCAGGAGCCAGCCAAGTTTGCCAAGATTGCAGGCATGGAGGTGAAAAAATTCTCCACCTTGATGAAGACCAATGCTAACGAGGGTTTGATGAAGTTCATGCAAGCCATGAAGTCAAAGGGAGGTTTCGCAGAGATGGCACCGATGTTTGAGGAGATGCAGTTAAATGGCACCCGTGCCGTGGGAGTTCTCTCTGCCGTAGCTTCCCATCTCGACCAAGTGAAGACTGCGCAAGACCTCGCTAACCAATCGTATGCTGCTGGTACCAGCGTGTTAAATGAGTTTAATGTCCAGAACAATACCGTCCAAGCAGACCTCGACAAGGCCAAAAAGCGTTTTCAGGACCTTACCATCGAACTCGGTGAGAAACTCATTCCCGTCACCCGATATGCCATATCGACCATGAGCGTAGGCATCCGTGTGTTATCAACTTTGATAACTTTCACGGTTACGCATGCCAAAGGGTTGACGGTCCTTGCCACTGCTATTGCAGTTTGCACTACGCTATGGAAAGCGCAGACTGTCATCCTCAAACTCCAAGCTGCAAGGTTAGCCGTTATTACAGCCTTAGAAAAAGGCTATCATGCCACCATTTTGCTGCTGAGGAGTGCGCTGGTTGCCCTGCAGGCCACATGGGCTTTGCTTACAAAAGGCGTGCAAGGCTACATCGCCGTCATGAGAACAGCCAAACTTGCCAGTCTTACCAATCCTTGGGCGGCTCTTGCTACGGTTCTTTCAGTTGTCGGTGTCGCAATCTATGGTTGTTTTAAATCCATCAGCAGCTACAACAAGGCTCTGCATGACAACCTTCAATCCGTCAAGGATGCAAAGGCTGTCGCTGAGTCGCAGGCAAATCTGGCTAAGAAAGTATCAGATGCCACACTCGACGAGCGCAACAAAATTGATATGCTCAACAAGGTCATACACTCCAATGTCTATACTGTGGATGAGCGCAGACAGGCTATCGCCAATATGCAAAAGCTCGTGCCAGAATATCACGCTTCTATCTCCAAGGAAGGCAAACTCTACAATGACAACCAAATAGCCATCCAAAACTACATCAGAGAATTGGAAAATGCTGCGATGGCAGAGGCTATCTATGAGCGTAAAGTGGAAATCAACAAGAAAAGACTCGACCTCAAACAAAAGGAGAGTCGCATCAAAGGTTCTCTAAAAGCTGTGTATGCTGAACGCCAAGCTCACCCTGAGCGGTACCAGTCGCAAGTCGTAACTGCTACATATGGTATGGGCGGTACTGTCACTTACGAACGAAATGAAAATTTGATGAAGAGCAACCGACAAAAGCAGATACACCAAAATCGTCTCAAAGAGAATCTAAGCCAACAAAAAACTCTTGATGCCGAGGACAAGTTCTTAGATACCGAGATTAAAAAGAACACCAAGCTCCAACAACAATATAAAAAGGTGGAGAAAAAGAATATGCAAGTGACCGCCAACACAGGGTCCGGCACGCCCATATCTTCCACCCATACCATGACCGAGAAGGAGCGCAAGGCTGCCGAGAAAGCCAAGAAAAAGCAGGAGGCAGAGGCTCGCAAGGCTGCAGCCAAACGAAAGGCTGATCTCAAAAAGAAACTTGATGATGCCAAGAAATCAAACCAAGCAGAGCAATTAGAGGCTACCACCCTCTACTCTACTGGACAGATTCGCCTCGCCGAATACAACGACCGCATGGCGCAAATCAAAGAGCAAGGTCTGCAACAGCGCATGGACATCCTCAAAAAGTATGGCGAAGCTGAGAGTGAGGAATACAAACGGCTGAATGCCGAGAAAGAAAAAATCGCAGCCGACTACGAGAAGAAGCAGACCTCTGATCTCGAAGCCATCGAGACCAACAGGCAGACCGCAGAAATGAATATCCGTGCCAACTACTACAACAAAAAGTCCGATATCTACCATGACGAAGAGGCTCTCAATGAGGCTCTCTTCCTGCTCGATCAGAACTACCTCGACGAGAAACAAGAGCTTTATCTGTCATCATCCGATGAGTACTGGCAAATCGAGAAGGAGCGTGAGCGCAGCCAGCTTCAGCATCAATACGAGCGTCAGGAGCAATACGACAAAACCCTCATGCAGCTCAAACAAGAGTATCTCAAAATGGGAAACGAGGAGCAAATGAAGCTGGAACTGAAAGGTCTTGACGAGGTTCACAAGGCAGGTCTCGTCAGCGAAGAGGAATACCAACGCATGAAGATGGGCATCGCTAATAAGTACGCATCATACAAGCCTTCAGTCGATGATCAGCGCAAGGATGATGCCAACACGGCCCTTGATACTGCTCGCAAAATGAGCAAACCGCAAGATGATCATGGCACCATGATGAGTGACAATATAGGTTCTGTCATCGGTGGCGCTATGTCTGTCGTAAAACAGCAGAAGATGGTCAACGACAATCTGGACAAGCTTCGTGCTGAAGACAAAATCAGCGAGCAAGCCTACCAGGATGCCAAGAAGCAGATGAATAAAGAGACCTACAACACCATCCTCTCCGTGGCATCCGCAGCCTTCAGTAGCATGTCGGGTATGATGTCAGCTGCGTCCGCCTACTCGCAAGCTTGCTCTGATCTCGAAGTCGCCAAGATAGAGAAAAATTACGATAAACAAATCAATGCCGCCGGCAACAACTCTGCAAAGAAAAAGAAATTAGAGGAGAAGCGAGACAAAGAGATTGCCAAAGCGAAGACCAAAGCCAATAAAAAGGCGATGGTCATGGAGCTTGCACAAGCCATGGCTCAGACTGCTACTGGTGCCATCTCCGCCTACTCGTCAACTATGGCTGGAGCTCCATACCCAGCCAATCTGGTGCTCGCTCCAATCTCGGCAGGCATCGCTCTCGCAGCTGGTATGCTACAAGTGGCAACCATTAAAAAGCAGCATCAGGCAGAGGTAGCTGGCTATTACGAGGGTGGCTTCACTGGTCCTGGCAGCTGGAAGAAAGAGGCAGGCGTTGTCCATGCCGGTGAGTTCGTTGCTAACCACAACGCAGTCAGCAACCCTCAATTGCTTCCTGCTCTGAAACTCATCGATGCAGCGCAGCGCAACAACACCGTCGCCTCTCTCACCGCACAAGACGTGAGTCGTGCCATGGGTGGTGGAGGTGCTGCCGTGGTCGCTCCTGTGGTAAACGTATCGACGGACAACGAGCAAGTTACTGCAGCCCTCGATGATGTGAGTGCAACCATCGACCTACTCAACCAGCAACTCAACGATGGCATACAAGCTGAGGTGGTTATCACGGGGCGCAATGGCTTCGCCAGAAAATGGAAAGATTATAACAAGATGTTAGACAACAAATAGCTTATGATTACATGTATTATCAACGGCATGGCTGCTTATCCTGCAGCCAGTCAATCCATTAAGATAACATACGCCAACCAATACGTCACCGACGATGGCGAATACTCCTATGATATCACCTTCCCGATGTCCATCATGAATAATCGCAGGGCTTTTGAAAATGTCAGTAGATTCGACGTATCAAAGAATACCAAAAAGTATGACGACTGTAAACTGTACGTTAGCGGACGGCTCGTCCTTTCTGGTGTAGGCACGATTATTAGTGTAACAGAGTCGGATATCAAACTGCAGGTAGTGGGCGGAAAATCCCGCATCAAATACAATGACAGGATGACCAAGCATTATATTGATGAGATTCCGTTTGGTGTAGCCGATAAACCTGGTTATACTGTTGATAAAGGTTTTTCTCAGGGATTTAAAAACTTTCAAAAGATCAATGATATCTATAGACTTGATGAAGATAAGTCGAAGTTCCTGGGAGTAGAAGGCAAATGGTGTTTCGTGCCTGTACGGGACGAAACAAATGATATGATTGCCAATTTTGTTGGAGTGGACAAAACTAAGCAGTTCATCGGTTACAATGCGCCATTTATCATGAACTTGGCTGTTCAGCCGAACCTTATGTACATACTTCGCAAGGTGGTGGAATACGAAGGATATACACTCAAGCGCAACGACTTTGACTGTAAACCATGGAATCTCCTGTATATTGCTTCAGCTTATAAGACCAGAGAACTCCGTAAAGCGCTGCCTCATTGGTCAAGTTATACCTTTATAGAGGAATTCCGCAAGCTATTCAATGCCACCATCGTCTTTGATGATATCAGGAAGACCTGCTCTGTTATTAATGCATCAGAATTGTCAACCTTAGGTTCTGTAAATATAGAACCCTTGGATGAATATACTACGGACTACGATGAGGATGGATCGTTCTCAACATCATCTACGGCAAATCTGGAGTATAATCTGGGAGATTCTGCCAACAGAGATGATTACGAGGTTATCTCGAAAAAGGTTTTCGAGAGTTTTGAGATTGTAAATAGTACCGAGGTGATGGGGGAAGACAGACAGTTCGCGACCACAACACTATTTTGGTCTGAAAGAAAGAAACGACAGACCATCATTGAGAACTTCGGCGACTACTACATATACGTGGAAGATGAAAACGAGAAGAAAAGCTGGAAGCTTGTAGGCATCTGGTCTCCGCTCATCAGGGACAAATCTTCTGATGACTATATCGATCTGAACATTTCTCCTGCTGCGCAAGTCGTAGAAAATATTAATTTCAAGTCAGGATTGATAGAGGATAACTACTACGAGAAGCGATGTCTTCTATCAATTCCAAATGATAAAGAACCTGATTCCAAGGAATATGATATTGATGAAGATGGATATAGCTATACGTCAGTGCAAGATGCACTCGATGATGAATCCGTGCTCGATACCTCGGAGGATGAACAGGAATGCATGAATATATTCTTCATCCTTCCTGGCAGAGTACAAACGGGAGACGGAACCACAGCAAACATCTCTTGGGTAGGGGAAAAATCAAGATGGCCACAGCTCATGACCGACTATCGAATCAATGGAGGCTACAGATTCAGCGGCATAGCGTTCATTGACGATGCCTTCTATTCGCTATCACTCTGCACAAAGAGCGGAATCAACACGACTTGCCTGGGAAGCTTACATGATAACGGTCTTAAAATCGACAACAAGAACTGTCTTCAGGTTAAGTTCAAAAGCGAAGTCATCCCTGATCCTTCCAACATCTACATCATACATAACAAGAAATTTGTATGCGAAAAGATAGAGATGGATGTCAAGGATGACCAGATAGATAAAATCTATGTAGGATATTTCTATATGATGTCGTAATCTCTGAGGAGATTAAAGCCCACCTTTAAAGTGCTTGGTCTCCTCGTTTACTTTCATCTGGTTCTTGATATATCTGTTTGTTACGGATATATCGGAGTGGCGCGCCTGTTCCTTGGCGACCACAATACCCTGTGCATTCGCCAGGTCCCTGATGCCCGTATCCTTCAGGCTGTAAAACTGGTACTCCTTGGGGAATCCCAAGGCAGTGCGCATCTTACCCCATTCTACTCTCAGCTGATTGTATGCCGCTCGAGTATCCCCAGGTTTCAGGCTCTTACCGAAGATGTAGTTCTGGCTTGGATGCTCAAATATCTTCAGCTCAATCATGAGCTTCAGTATCTCATCGTTCAAGGCGACAAGTCCGTCCTTCCTGTTTTTACTGATGGAAGAACTGATAAAGACAGTTTGGTCCTTGATGGAAACATCGCCAATCTTTATCTGCGTCAACTCATTCGGGCGAATGAAAGTGTAATATTCAAAAAGGCAAGCTAAGAGAAAATGCTTGTTGTGTTCATACAAGTATTCCTTCAGCCTTCTCAGCGCCCCATCAGAAAGAGGATCTCTAAACTTCTCCGTCTGCGCTATGTTGCGAATGTCTATGGCAGGATTCTCCGTGATATACTTTCTGTCCATCAGCCAAGTCCCGAAGGATACGAACCAGGAGCGATAGTTATTCCTGGTTGTGGCTGACACATCTCGATCATACATCAGATGGTCAAGGAAGTCGATAACGAAGGATCGGTCTAACTGATAGGCATATTTGATGCCCTTACATTCCTCGATAAATGTCTCGAGCATCTTGACACGACTGAGATAGTCTATAGAGGTCTTTTCTTTCATCGACTTTTTATCAGTCATCGCCTTAACATAATCACGATATCTACCGATGATGATTGGTAATTCCGTGAATTGGCGAGACTTGTCAACGTTTACCCAAGGATTCCATCCTGCTGTCAATTTAGCTGTGATATTGTAGATAAGCAAACTGCCCATCATGCGCTTTTTCTGGTCTGTCTTAAACTTGTTAAGCATGTATTTCTTGCGCTTCATTCGTCCCGATACTGGGTCGTGGGCATAAAAGTCAACATACCAGTTGCTCCCCTTGGTATGCATCACTGGAAGCGTGAATCCTAACATTTCACGCGAACTCAAAAAATCAATTTCCTTTGCAGTCATTTTTTTTCATTGCCCGTTTTACTGGTCAATGATATTCAACAATCTAAATCTCGTTACCGTCCTATCTCTAAAACGGAAAATCGGATAAGATGTTGCTTACCAACCTCTTACCCGACATTAGTTGCGGCGGCAGGACTCGAACATGCGACCTCCAGGTTATGAGCCTGGCGAGCTACCAACTGCTCCACACCGCGATATAACATTCATTTCTGAATTGCGAGTGCAAAGGTACTACTTTTTTTTGATCCAACCAAATAAAAATATCAAAATATCAATATTTTAACTGCTTTTAACCTTTTCCTTAATTATATTAGCATAAAATCAGAAATTTCATATAAAACAAGTGATAAAATGATAGAATGACCTTGAGATTAAAGAAGATCATAAAAAAATCCGATCTGCTAGAAGCAAATCGGATCATATCAAAAAACTAATTACTTTTTCAAAAGTTTCATGACTTTCTCAAAATAGCGTTGCGTTCTCTTCACATTATAATGATTACCACCATTCCAAGCGCGAATTGCACGTTCTATACTATTAAGAGGATTGTAAGCTGACTGCAAAAGCAGAAACATTTCCTTAGACTTTGAAATACTAAATCTATCAGATAGTTTATAGCGCTTCTTGCTATTCCTTTTTTTAAGAATATTATTGCATTCAGCAACACAGATAGGAGTAATTTGCATAACTCCCACAGAGGAACCACTTTTTGCGTATCGGTTACCTCCACTCTCAACCTGAATTATCGCCTCCATCACTGGATTCCAATCAAATTCATTAGAGGATGCATTTTCAATTGAATTTGTTTCAGCCGACGCTGAAACTACTTTTAATGTCAGCATAAAAATGCTAACTAATACCATTGTTATTCTCTTCATATTAATTATTTTATGGAACCTGAAAAGCTGAACTACAACATCAGTGATTTCGCGATGACAACTTATGAGAAAAAGAACGGTTGTCAGTCTCAGTTCCGTTAG